CCTCTCCACTAGGTACAGGTGCTGTTGAAAATCTTTTTGCCATTATGCGTACCTCGCTACAAACTTTTTGTGGTGTGCTTTGCCACCTCGTGCAGTTGCTGCCAAATTGGTTTCCTGTAGATTGTATTTTTTCGCTGCTTCCCTTATATTGCTAAAAAGTTCTTCTCTCCCATCCGGATGGACAAGGTATATTGCTTTGGCATTAGGGTTTCTACCTCCTTCGAGGGGGATTTTTGGTCCTGTTCTTACCCCTGGTAATACACCTTCAGCCCACCCTTCTCCGGGAGACTCGAATGACCTTTTCTCTTCCATTCCATTATTCCAAAAGGGTGCGGTTTGTTTATTTCTACCGTCACCAAGTCTAAAGAACAACTCTTCTTGAGAAAGTTTCCCTAACGCCCACCCTTCTCCAGGGGATTCGTGACTTCTTCGCAACTCCCCCATTTTATTCCACCAAGATTTGTCAGAGCAAGTGTCTCCACCACTCTCTGCAGAAGGGCGGAGGTTGTAGCACCAAGCAGTTCCGTGGTAGAAGTCCAAGTAGTACTGCTCTTCTTCACGAGTGTCGAGTCCATCGTCTTCGCTCACAATCCAGTAAAAGTTCTCTGGATCTTTACGCAATGAGCGATGGAATGCGAGGTCTCCCTTATTACGGTGATGTTTTTTGCATCTCTCCTTAAAGTCAACTGTGCTCCCCACGTAGAACTTCTTGTTGGTTAGGTTTATAGCAGCGTAGGTAATCACAAACACAATCTCTATATAAGTTTATTATACCCTAATTCACCACCTGGTAAACCCCTTAAATCGCTTGGCGATTTAATTGGCCAAAGTGTAATTTATGGGGGGTTGCGGTATTCCATTTACTGCATACTGTATAAAAACTCGGTACAAACCCTCTTCACCACCTGTAATCCAATCCCCGAGCACACTCAAGTCAGTAAGCTCCCCAACATTTTGCAAAATGCTGTACTGAATCGCAGAGTTTATCTGTCCGGGATCAATTACTTCAAGAACGTAGTCGCCAATGCCATAATCCGCTCGCATCACACGTTCAAAATACCGTGTCTCTAATACACTGCGAATATGCTGAGAAACCAGACCATAGTCCGTACTTGTTGCCAAATTTCCACTACTTACTGTTAAAGGGTATGTCAACCCCCGAACAGATGGTGATAGAACTACGGGTTCGCTCATTATTTTACCATATAGCGTCTTGAGATTTGAAATTCGATTGCGTTCACCCTCTTCCTAACCTCTTCTTTAGCTAAACCGCTCTCAATCACCTTGCGAATTTCACTGCGGAGAGACTCCATAGCAATTGACTCATAGAACATAGGGTCAATCAAGGATTCTTCTTGTTTTTGCCCGGACAGCAAGGAAGTGCAAAGAGAGTCAAGAGACATACCACTTTCACCGGATTGACGCACTAATTCGTAAAACAGAGCCTCAGGTATGCTTAGGTGCAGGTCTTTCTCCATCCTGGAATTTGCCTTAGGAGTAGTTTGTACCATAGTTTTACCCTGAAAACCTATCGGTTTTCTTAAAGAAAACCTTTAAAGAAAATCTCCCGAAGCTAGTATAGCCCGGGAGACATAAAGTAAACTGTTTTACTAAATTTTACTGAGTAAAATTTAACCGTTGTTGGTGCCGAGACCTTGAGAATCTAACTCTCTACTCATTTGACCAATTGCAACTCGGATCAAATCAATCTGTATGCGTTCCAGAGTAGGTACAGGGGTCACAAACACTTTCGCATTGACGATCCCTTGCTCAAGAGTCTCAGGAAGGTTGATACGGCTGTCGCAGATGACTTGGAAGGCATCAGAAGGACGAGCACCGAACAGGGCACCTTTGACGTACAGTTGGTTGAGGACACTGTTACCAACCGAAACAATCTGGTTGAAGACAACACCAAAACCATCAATCACGTTGAAGATCTGACTGTCAAAAGCCCGACGTAAGGAACCGTACACAACGTTAAGAATAACGCGAGTGTTAACAAACTGGTACAGTTTCTGCTGTGCGTCGTCAGGGTTTGTTAGACGAGTACGTCCACCCCAGATATACACTGCAGACTGAGGGTAACCAGGCAGAGTACGAACCGCATTACACCCTTTTGGATTCAACAGGTTCTGCTGAGCAGAGTTAATGGGAATCTGTGCGCTATATGCGTTGGCCAACTGGTACTTTGTGCCAGCAGGTGGGAACTGATAACCTTCAGCGCGATAACGACGAACTGCAACACCAGTCACATAAGGTGAAGGGGGCAGATAAATTCCGCTAGTAGCACTAGGGTCGCTGTCAAGCCAAGGGCCATAGAAGGCAATAAACCCGAAGGCGTTGCCGTACAGTTGGGAATCAGCTAGAAGGCGATTAACGTTGTCCACACCAGCCTCTACAAACGCAGCTTGTGGAACACCCGCGAAACCAACACCACGTAGAGCGTTGTCAATGATTTCAGTAGAGGTGATCGCATCAAAGCGCCATAGAGTTGTTGGGGGTGTAACCTCAGGGCTGTAGGTTAGTTCAACCTGAGAACCGTAGCAAGGTTGACCCGCAGAGGTCAAGTCACCGCCGAGAGTAGCAGCTGGTACAACGGTCCAAGAGTAAGTAGAACCATTGTAGGAAGCAACCAAACGGTCACCAACTACAACTGCAGTACCGTTAGGGGCAGTACCCGCGCCAGTAACGTCAAAGTAAGCACCTGTAAGAATAGCTTGCATGGTGTTTAGCTGAGCAGCACTGTCGCCGACAGAAAGACCTAGCTGAGCACCGTAAGTACCAGCACCAGTTACAGTAGCAACAGAACCGTTGGCTGAGTTTACAGTAACGACAGCAGTAGCTGCAGTGAAAGTTACAGAGGCGTTGCTCACGAGGGTGACCACGTCAGCGGCGGTGTAGCCTTGACCAGGGCTAGAGACAGAAGCAGCAGTAACAGCACCACCAGCTACAGTAACTTGAAGAATCAAGCCAGTACCCGTACCGCCAGTTACAGCTATGCTACTAAACACACCGTTAGGGGTGGCAGTACCAGCAAAAGTAGCAACAGAAAGCACAGGGCCAATTGTGCCGGAAGCAGCAACACCAGTGTAGTTACCAATCAGGATTGGATCAATCGCAGGAACGAAGTAAGACTCGGCTTGGAAGAATTGGTCAACCGTTGGAACGCAGAAAGCGTTTGCAGTTGTTGATACCGGGGTTAAAGTTGGTGTTACAAGGTTGAACTTGGGCAACCAGCCAGCTTGTGTTGCAGAGAGAAGATCTTCACCATAGGGTGTGATTTGATCCTCACCTAAAACAACGCTTGATGAGTTTATGTAAATAGATAGCCCAGGTGTACCAGTTGCCAGCACTCCACTAGGTGCAGTTGCAGCACTGAGTGCCTGACTAAATACAGAGCTAGTATCAAATGCGTACTTCCTTGCCCGTGTAACAGGGAGAGTAAGTAATTCGATAGAACTAACTGTGGTTAAACCACGAGCTAGAATCTTAGCATAGAAAATAGAAGGGGTTGTGCTCAGTGTGCCGGTGGGGAGGGCGATGAAAGAGTTATTGCTGTAGTTATCAACACTCAGTGCCAAGACGAAACTGTCTGTGTTGATTAACTTGACAATGTAAGGACGACTTACTAGTTTTGTAGTCGCACTAACAAGGTTGGAAGTAACGCCAGCATTTGTTACGGTAACAGGTTGAGTGAAGTAAACCACCCCGCCATTACGTAAACCATGATCAAGACAGCTGAAAACTGCAGAACCCGCTGTAACTAAAGTTCCTGCATAGGCAGTGATCTGCAACGAAGGGTTTACAAAGGTTCTGGAAGACCAGCTAAAGACGTAAGTCTGAGTGGGGTCTTGAAGTGTACTTGGAAGGTGAAGAGTGTTTACACCAGCATTGGCACCAGAGATGTTTTCAATAAGATCAGAAGTTTGACCATTAATTGAAACCGGTAAGTTCCAGTAAGGATCTGTATAGCTCAGAAGAGCAGTGTCACCTGTGGGGGTGGTCAGGTATACAGCACCGTTTGGCGGAGTTGTAATGTTTACAGTACCACCAGCTAGAACAACAGCATTATAGAGGGCGGAAGCGGCAGCCGCAGTTACGGTTAAGAAAATGTTATTGAGTGAATACTCAGAGTCATTAGTTAAGTCGTAAGGGGCAGCAACCACATAAACTTCTGTGTTTGACAGATTGACACCTGTAGAACCACCTTGAATGTTTACGCTGGTAAAGTCGTTGCCAACACCAGACGCAGTAAGTGTAACTTTTTGAATCGGTAAAGTAACAGGCCAGTAGGCACTTGTGCCTAAAGAAAAGATACCATTAACAGCAGAGCCAACGGCAGTAACAGTGTACTGTGCGGGGTCAAGCAGACCTGCTAGCTGACTATCGGCAACAAGATTAGCTGATTCGTTGATAGCAGTCTCGGCAGACTCACCAAATACAATAGTCTGATAAGCCAGACGGTTGTAGGTAACATTGTTACCTAACCACTTGTAAATAACGTTGTTAACAAGGTACAGAGAATCTGTTACCAGGTCAGCGGCAGGTTGGTGAGGAGTGTAATTGTTATATTTATTAATGCCGGTTACAAGGAAGGGGCCTGGATCAGCAAGTGCCATCCACTTGTAGTTGTTATTTTCGCAGTGAAAAGCAGCAGAAGCGCCAACAGCAGCACGGCCAGCAGCATCAAACTGTGCATAAGCACAAGGAGTGATGAGGTAACCTTGATCTTGCTGACCATCGAAAGCAGTGTTGATACACTGAGAGTAGTCCTGGGGGACGCGCTCCAAGTCAACGGAACCGCCAACAATCAAGTTAATGTCGTAAGCATTCTGCATAAACACGAAGTTGCTACCTTGGGGGAGCACTTGAGTTACAACAGAAACATTGCCGTCAAAAGTTGTAGCAGCAATCTGAATAAACCCATTTTCCGAGTTTGAAGCAGGGTTAAGGTCATTCACCTGACCGAAGTCACGTACGTATACTGAAGCGCTGACTGCTGGATTGCTTTCAATCGCAGCGGCCACAGCTGCGGTGATGGCTGCGCTGATCTTACGGTTGTTGGCTTCATCGCCAGCAACGTAACTCACAGGAATCACAACAGGAACACCAAGCCACTCACCACCAGAGGTGTAACCAGTAGAACCGTCGCCAGCGACAAGTTTGCTACCGTTGATTGTCATCTGCACATAGACCTTATTTCCAGCAGTCAAAGCTGAAGGCAGGTCTGTAGCGTTGATTTTGGTCGCAGAGGGCAGAAACTCAATTTCAACGATTTCATTAGGGGTACCTACACGAACTACGCGAAGATCACCAACTTGCGCATTAAGGAAGAAGGCATCAACACACTGATAGCTCAGAAGAGGCATACCAGAGTCAGGAACAATACCGCCACCGAGGACTTTAAAGTCTGTCAGCGAGGTGATTGGAACTGGTGTGTTAAATGGAAAAATAGTTACAGGTACAGTTGCGTCTGTTTCCACCAGCATATAAACTGTGGAAAAACTAGCGGGAGTACCGAAGGCGATGTTGCCCGCCCTTTCGTTTATAAAAACTCCGGGAGCACCGGGGGTGACACCAGATGTGCCAAGAGAGAATGTTGCCATTTTATTTTTTGATGAACCTTCCTTTTCTCATCTTTGGTACTGGCGAAGGAGATTCCAGCGTGGTGCCCGCAGGCCCAAAGAAGAGGTTATTAACCAATCTGATTTTACCCGTTTACTGAAAGCCCGTAATTGCCTGGTTAGTGTCAAAGCCCAAACCATTGATGGTTTGGCGATCAAAAACCCCCTGCAAGGTGTATCGGTACAGTGCTTCGTTGTACTCAATCTGTGTGTCATAAGGAAAAAAGTCGTCACTGTTTTGCTGAGGGGCTAAACCGGTGATGAAACTTCCTTGGGTTAGGCCGCCCGGGGTACCAGCGGTACCGGCACTCGGGGAGAGTCTAAGTTGGGCACCGATTGGCGGTAACTCAGTAACATTCCACTCAGGATTTTGTGTAAGTACTTCGCGATAGTCTAAGGAGTTTTGAAAGTACAAATAACCCAGCTGTCGCCAGGTGAAGGATTGCTCGAATGGAAAAGAAATTGTCATAGAACTTTTTTCTGTGCTCGGGCCATAAGTCTAGCACCGATTGCATTCCCGCGAGTCATTTCAAACCCTTTTTCTTGAGCGATTATCTGTGCAGCCTTTTCAACTGCAGCAGGACTGGCTGGTACAAAGATATTGTTGTCAACGTTTTTGTTATTTAGCTTAGATTGAACCTCTGCGTGAATTTCTTCCGCAGACTTCTTGACTGCTGGCTCCGGCTCGGCTTCTGTGACCTTGAGCTCAATGTCAATTGGAGCTTTGGGGTCAACCTCAGAGGGAATCTCGGGAGTTACCTCGGCAATCACTTCCGGGCTAACCTTCGGGGTAACCTTGGAAGGAGTTTTGGAGGCGGTAGTTTTTGGAGTAGGGGCGTTTGTCATTGGGATGAAGTTGGTGAGAAAATAGATTCGAGGGCTAGGTCTCGGGGATTACCTACGCCTACTCAAAATGTTTCGCCAAGCAATGGGGACAATATGCTTGAGGGAAATGTCGGGTACACCCATCCAGGGGCGGGCGGGCATTTTACGAGTACCGAATTGGTTGGCTCCCCCGTATTTTGTGGATTTTACGATGAACCTATCTCCCCTTGTGTAGATAAAAGCTACATCTTGCATTAGCCCGGAAGCTCTCAGGATAGGTTGCCCGGGGTACCGTGCTTGTTTCCACTTGTCGTAGGCTGGGGAGAGTGCGGCCCAAGGTGCCCCGTAAGTGGGATCAACCTGGCGCCTCCAAAAAGGGACGTTGTCGTCAAGTAGCACAGGAGCCCACTCTTCTTTCGTGGGCTTCCACCACCGTGTGTTTAAAGGGATGAGCCCGTTTCCAGTGATCTTGGTACGTATCATCTTCTTCGGGATGATTTTTTCATTTCTTTCTCCTGCCGATCGGCGTGCTTTTCAACGATACTAATCATGGCGTTAATTTTACTCATTGGTTGGGATTCAAGCCAATCTACTGAGGAGTCCCAACGCTGTTTGCAAAGGTGATAAGCTACCTCTAACCAATTCTCAACTGCGAGAATTTTCTCAGCCAGTATGTTCTCTGAAACCCAACGTAAGACTGCGCTTGTTTGTGCATAAGTGGCGTAGTCTAAGACATCTTCATTTAGAAGGAGTCTTTCCACAAGTTCGAGTAGAGAGCGGTCGGAAGAACGTAGGATCTGTGCAAAATAGAAATCTTTGGGGGTGATTTCTCGAAAGTGGAA